TTTTTTTATCAATTCTTTTAGACACGTCGTCAATATCCCACTTTTGCCTTGAAATCATATTATTTTATTGAAATCATATTATTTTATTGAAATCATCCTTTCACATATATTATTCTACCGAATCTGTAAGGAACAACTAATGCCACGCTTCCTTTGCTATCATTACATATAATATCTTTTCCTATTCCAAATACCAAATTACAAGTTTTAGGTACGTAAAGTTGATATGATATAGGTGTAGAACTACCCGCTAAATCAATCGATGTATTATTCACATTCGGCTGATAGTCGCAAACAAATGCTTCGTCTGATTGGCTAATTATGTTATTATCCGAATCTAAAACATCAACTTTAACGATTGCCGTATATGAATATCTAAACATCAAAATCCTCCTCCTATTATTATATTGTCCTGTTTTGGCTGAATATATTCTATTCCATATTTATCAAGTATTCCCATCCCTCTTTTTCGTAAACTTTTTCGTGAGTTGTCTGAAAGAGTTTCGGAAGTGGATAACTGTTTATAGTCTATATCATCAGCTTTTTCTATCATACCAAGCGCCATACTAGCTTGCAACTTATCGGAAGCTTGCGGATCAATTCCATACATGGCGAGAATAAGGTTAGCCTTATCCTCGTCATCCATGTAGGACTTGAATGCTTGTATGTTAGTATAAGAAGACATAATACTAATATAGTGGACTACCTGTAGTAGTATCGTCCGTTACCAAAATAGCCATAGATTTACGGCATGTTAATACCGGCAATGAAGTGGCGTCAGATTCTAGACTTAACTCACCCTTTTTGGATAGTGCTGAAATAAGTACGTTACCTTCCGAAACTGCATACGTATAATCATCGTCAGGCAACATCTGCTCCGGTGATAATGTATACATATAGTCTCCTAGATTTGTACCTATTGTTCCAGCAACACGCCCGTCTAAAAATGCGTTGTAACTTTCAGAAGGAACATCTATATTTCCATCGGTACCACGAATATCTACAACTGCATCTATTTCGGTAAGAGCAGGAATTTTATATTGTCCTTCAAGTTTGATATTTACATCATCCAAAGAAGGAGCATTTGTAGTCTTAATTCTCTTTGATCCCGTAGAAATATAAGTAGTGATAGAATCTTGCGTACTTTTTTGAGCAAGTATCTTGCGAATTTCGTCTGGATTAAGAGCCAAAGTATCAATTCTTATATGAAGATCTTTCCAAACCTTATACACAAACTGGCTTAAATCTTTAAGAGCGGTTGCGTTATTGATATCTGTCCATGCAGTAGGTACGTGATATTTCTTCACTTGAAAATCGATTGCAAATGGCAACTTGGAGGCATCTTTTGTTTTGTCAATAGTTGCCGTACCGTTACTCCATTCTTCAAATGCAAGTTTGTCCATAGTTGCCAAAGGCATACGAGCCAAAGGCTGGAATTTCTTGACAAGAAGTTGGGTTCTTTGATCCGTCAATTGTTCAACTACAGCACTGCTTATCTGACCTCCGGTCAAATCAGTTACATTGTTAAGGATATAATCCTCCAGTTGTCTCAATTCTACCAATTCATCAGATGTGATTGGAAGTAAATCGCCCCAACTTGGCAAAGAACCAAAAGTTTGAACAGGAGCACTTGTATTTATAATAGGTTTACCTGAATGACGGTCTACCAAAGAAGCAATAGGAGTTCTGCCTATGCTTTTCTCGATACCTTTCCAATCTTTTGTTTTATTAAAAACAGGAGTGAAATATTTAGGGTATTGAGGCTGTGTCATAAGCGGTTCAAGCATTGTAATCATCGCTTGAAAAGATCCGCTTTCTTTAACTAAGTCTAAAAATGGTATCATAATCTTATATTATTTTTAATTAATAAAGAAGGAATCTTCCCGTAGCATTTAAAATGCCTATCTGTATAGGAGATACGGCGACTGGGAATTGAGATGTATCTACATCTTGGAAAATCCATATAACGGCAGTTATCGGTTCTCCACCTTGTACGTCTTTTACCTTTTCTTGCAAAATTGCATTTGCCGAATGAGCCAATTGAGGAGAAGCACCAGAAGCTTTTGCGTTTTCAAAATATTTTCCTGTTGCTGCTCCAGTACATGCTGCTGATAATGTAAATGTATCATAAGCAGCATTTGTAGTATCTATAGAAGAAATAGCAACTGCATCCCCACTGCAATAAACAAAATCACCTACTTTAAAAAAGTGATTTTTACTTACCTGCGGATTGGTAGAAGTTCCACCTGTTATCAAAGCATTCTTAACGATGGATGCTTCACGAGTAGAAAGGTTAACTTCTAATAAAGTACCTATCGGAAGCGTTACACCTGCGGTGATATTCATTGATGAAGAACTTATAAAAGCTCCTCCATTCCCTAATGTCCTTTGGATATTATAATTCCACAAAGCTTTTTGCGGAACAGGAATATCTTTAATCCCAAAATATGCACTCATAATTATTTTTTATTTTTTTTGTCTAACATTCTTTTGATGGATTTTTCCAAATCATCATCTTTATCTTGCTGGTCTTTCTTATTAGGAGTACCAGCACCAAAACCTTTAAAACCACGCTTGGCCATCATCGACTTATAATCTGCCACAGCTTTTTTAATATCTTCATCGGAAGAAGTCGGATTTAGGGTAGCTTTGACATATTTCTTGTCATCTTCGTCTAACCCATTTGCATGTTTTGAAAAGAGATCCTCAAAAGTTTTTGTTTTTTTTGATTCTTCTTGTTCTTTCTTAGCAGCTTCCCATTCAGACTCCAATCTATCCAATTTCGAAAGTTTTGATTTTATCTCTTCTGGAATTTCTACCTCTTTTGTCTTTTTAGTATTTTCTTCTTCCTCTTTTTTCTTAGCAGCTCTAATTTTATCCGCAAGAGCTTGAAGCCCTTTAGCTTTAGGCTGTGGATCTTTAAGCAATGCCTCCAATTCATCCGCAGTATATTCTTCTATCGATTTAGGTTTATCTGAAAGTGTTTTGATATTATCAACCCATTTTCCAAGATCCTCCTCTGTTTCGAAAGAAGCCCCTTCTGCAAATTTTGCGTCAACACCCTTTTCATTTAGTTTGCTGACGATTTTTTCTTTTTCTATTGCCATGCTTTTAAATTTTTTAGTTTACAAATATAAATATATAATATAATAAAATCAAACAATTGTTAATTTTTAACTTAAATTATTTACCATTAACTCCATCAGGGTTTGGATTATCTTTATTATTGATACTGGCGACAACATCATTCTGCTTTATAGCTTCTTTATCTGCCATGTTATCATAAATATCTTTTATTATTTTTACTGTCTGAGGGTCATTAAAATCAAGTTGAGAAGCTGCATTACCATACGTAGTCAATTTTGAACCTACGGCGATAGAAAGCATATTTACAAGATCATCAGTAGAACTTGGGAGTAGCGAATTATATTTAAAATCTATATTAAGATTGCGGATATTTTCATCCCCACTTACAGCAGCACATATATCTTTCATAATAGATATACACCTTTTTATCATCTCATCCCAAGTAGTCTGTTTTTCAGCAATCTTTGCAAATACATGAGTAAACATGAGAGCAATTGATTTACTACTTAAATTACCGGATATTGCTTTTTCGATAAGAGCATACATATCTGGATAGGTAAATCTATATATGTCTCGTTCGTTATTTTCAAGTTCTAGTTTTACACTTTCAGGGGCACCCGTTACTTCAAGATATTTCATATCCGCACTAGAGGTTTTGCTATCGTCAAGCGAACTCCCGGAAGAATGAATTTCATATATTTTTACAGCATCATTTATTAAAGGCTTTTTTGTAAGTTTACCATTAACAACAAGCGCAGGATTTCCTATCCTAGTATTTACATCAGAATGTTGTGAACGAGACCTATCTTGTTTGTCTATAAGTTCCATTACAAACCAATATTCAGGAAAGTCTTGTTCGAAAAAAGCTATAGGTATTTTTTTAACTCCTTTCGGCATATCCATTGGGAATCCATCAATAAGTTCCAATCCTTCATACCGGTACCATTTTCCTTTTATATAAATTTCAGTAGTATTTACATTCTGTATTAATTCTTTATTTTCTATCTTATCCCTTTTGTATTCGACAACTACCGCATCCATCTTCTCGTTCTCATCCTTATGCCTGTAGATATCATATCCTTTGCTTTGGCATAATACTTTTCCTTTAATCTTGTCCGATTCTTCATCATAAAAGAATTGAATAGCTGACCTTGTTTCTATTCCGGTAGTCTTGGCTACCTCCCTAAGTAAAGTAATAATATTTGATTTATTCCAAGCGGAAGTGAATGTCTCGTAAGATTTAATATCCACTTCATCATCCGATGTGAAAACTAAATTAAGCCCTTTACCCATCAGCCAAGCGGAACATGTAGTTATTATCTGTTGTGCGTAAGGAATAGAAAGTTTAGTATGGCATTTTCTAATTAACTCCCAACTTTCAACATTAGTTTCAGGATCAATCTTTTTCTCTTTTTCCCATGTATCTTTTAAATTGATATCATGCTTGATAGGATGATCATTCTCATAAAATCTGATACTCTTTCGAATATCTCCTCTACTCAAAGGACTAAGATTCTTCTTTAGTAAAGTAAGTTCCTGCCCTATATTTCCTAATTCTAAAATCTCTTCTGCTGTCATTTTATATAGTTATTTGTTCACTTTTTATTTCATAAGACGGCCATGCGTCTTTATCTTTATTATTCTCAATATCCTCATATCCTATTTCAGATATAAGTCTTCTAAGCATAGAAAGGGAATCTGGAGCATCATCATGTTGATCCGTCTTACCCTTTACGTATGCGGTTACCTGTTGCATGAACAAGTCGTAATCGCTCCCTTCCTTATATCCGGTTGGACATTTATTTTCATCGTAAGGTTTTCTAAATACGATATGTTTCTTTATCCAAAAAGCATCAGTAAGTATTCTAGTCTCTTTGTTTTCGGTATTTTGTTTCCAATAGAACGCTGTCCCCGACACTTCTTTTTCAATATTCTTTGCAAATAATTTACCACCATTATTACTTTCAAATCTAGCTATCTGAACTCTATTCTCAATAAACGCACCTTTAAGTAAAGGTTCAGTCAAATCCATATTCATCTGCGTAAATATTACGTCATATAGATAATATAGATTTCCAACCTTTTTAACCATAGGTGATGATAAATAATCGGTACCGGTATCTGCCGTATCACATACGGCAATATTAGCCTCAAATATATCAGGTATGGAATCATAATACATAAGTTCTGCAGAGCGGAATAATTGTCCTTCAATATCTATCGGTGACTGCATATATTCTGCATTCCAAGTCATCGGAGATATTTTCTTTTTAATTTTAAGATATTGTTTGGTTGTCTGTACTTCTTCGCAAAAAGATTTCCCGTCAGCATCTATTGCGGGTATCTTTACTATATAGTCATAGTCATCTATATTACGCCCTATAACATCATCTTTTGTCCATCTGGTACCAATATCAATACGGCAGCAATTACCTTCAACACGTGAACCCATAGCGGATTCATCCCAAGAAACAACACGCTCGTTTTTAAGTCCTGAAAGGGCATCTTCCATTTTATTAAAAACGTCATCCGTTATAGCAAGTAAAGAAGCACCGAAACCGATAATGGTACCACCTACACCCGCACCAAAATAACTTGTCTGCGTTGCCGTATCCAGCCTTAATTCATTTGCATTATTTACCGATAAAGACGCACCGTTTAAAAAGCACTCTTGCCATTTGGTATCCATCAGCATATTACCTACATCTTTTGTAAATTTCATGTGTAGATGAGAAGTACATGTATTTCTCATAATGCTTCCTTTAGGAAAATGCCCTAACATAAAAGTGCAGAAAAGAGATGTTACATAACTCTTTCCTGCACGCGGGGGTGTACTTATCGCTACCCTAATCTGATTACCTTTACTATAAGCGTCATATACCTTTTGAAAAACATCTATTACCTTTTTAAGTATTTTCCTTTTTGAAAAAAACGAAGCATCCCAATATAGACAATAAGACATGAAAGAACCATCTTTAGCCTCTCTTCTCCAAAGTTCCTTTTTTGCTTTTATGGCTAATTCTATGTTATTCCTATCTATTACCATTTACTTCCTCCGCATTCTTTATATCTTCAATTTCCTTAACTTCCACAACGCTTGACGCAAGCATCTTAAGCTGATCGTCCGTAAAATTACTTAAATCATTTATTACCCTTTTATTTTCAACCTCTTTATCCCATCCCATCATTCCGGATAATGAGTTTATAGCTGATATCTTATCGTATACTTGAAGTTCAATACCCGTCTTCGTATATTTTATACCTTTGAAAGCGGTCTTCATGGATCTAGTCCATCTATTTTTTGGTACCAATTTAAAGTTTCCGTATTCATCATTTTCATAGAAATCGGAAGCGTCTACATCTATTATCCTTTTTAAAGTTATGGCTATGTTCTGTTTATTTATGCTATTAAGTATTTTCCGATCCTCGCAATAAGAAGCTATTTTTTCAACTATACATGGATCTTTGCAAAGCTGCATCGCTTTATATTTTGCATCTTCCTCCTTTAACACGGAATTAAATGCTATGCAATATGACCTACCTGGCTTTTCACCGGAAGCCATAAGCCTGGCAAAAGAATCTCTCTTTTCATCAAGAGTATATTTTGTTATGTATAATGATACTTCTGACATAATTCGCAAATATAACTAAATAAATATTATTTCAAACCTAATTTCGATAAAATATTGCACATTTTCTTTATTTCTTCCTTATATTTATCTTGTTCGTTCCATAATAAACATTGATCTTTTATCGCCTCCTCCATAGAATCATAGTCTTTAAACCAACGATTGATAATATATTTTTTGGTCTTTCCTTTAAGTAATTTTTGAGATATAATACTTTCCCCAATAAGTAAAACAGGAACGGTATCGGATACGATCGTATCTCTTAAAAGTATCTTTTTACCTTTCCATGAGTCATCGGCCTTTTCTGCGGATATATTATTATTTCCAACCCAATTTTTACCCCATTTCGAGCGGATACATGCAATAGCGGTAAGATATATGGGACTTTTTTCAAATCCTAATGAACATCTATATATTTCATTTGAAAAGTTCTTATTTTTTTCACTCATAATCAATAATTTAATTGTTTTCTAATCATTTTCAAGTTTTCATATCCTTCGTATGCCCTTATAAGTTGTCCACCTCCAGATGGTAGGTTTATCTTAAAATCACGCATCTGATATTTATAATTGGCATATTCACGCGCTCCGTACCACTCGTTAGAATAATTACCGTCAGAATAATGGCATATATCAAGTTTATAAGTTATCCCCGTAAGTACCTTTTCCATAAAGTTATCTATCGTAAACATGACGTCATAGAAATGGAATCCTTTTAGCTTTTCATCAAATGAGGCTTTTATCCTATCTCTTCTGATAGCAATAAACATTCCGTCAGCCGTTACGGAAGAAACTAAATCATTACATCTTAATGTAGGAGAAAAAAGGATCCACTTTGGAACAAATGAGCACATCGGATGATATTTATTGTGCTGCACGAGCGTACCTAGCGGTATTCCTTTTTTACCTACCCAACCCTCCCTTTCCCAGGCATTACTGCCTACAACTCCTATTATTCCGTATCTTTTATTTTTTTCAAATAAATCATATATTATTTTATCAAATCCATCGGTAAGAATATTAATATCGTTATGGCAAAGAATAATAGTATCATTTTTAGATTCTTTTATTACCTCATTATATGCTTTGCATATCGAGGTATATCCTACCTTTGGAATGATATCCAACTTAGTTTTACTTTTTTCCTGTATGTTTTTTAAAAATTCCGTATCTTTAGATATATCCAAAGAACAAAACGCCAATGTCACCTTATCTTTCATAAGCCGAACCTTTCCTTTCAGTATCGGTAAATATTACCGTACCTTCAATTGGGCGCAACTTCCTAACTCCGCATGTGACAACTCCAACGCCTATATCATTCATGATCTTTAAAATTAAATACATCTTCTTTTGTTATCTGTATCTTATGTTCCCACCATTCAGATCCATCATATTCCTCTCTTTCAAACCATGAACGGTCACTCATAAGAATTAAACCAAATAGTTCTTGAGAACCATAATCATTATTATACTCCTTCCTACCAAGAGTTTCTATTAAATCCACCAGAGAATCTTTCTGACTGTCATATAAAATCTCTTCATGATTAACAAAGATATGTAACGCATCAATATCACACAAACTTATATTAAGGTCTTCTATTTCTCTAAGTATATTCATCTTATTAATTTTTTATTATATTTATATCTAAATAAAAATCTTCCCAAATGCTAATAGTATACACAACTCTCCCATTTGGCTTTTCTCCAACATGTTTTACTGGCAAACTCCAAGGATCGTTATCAAAACATTTATATAAATTAGCTATCATACTATCTGCGTCAGTTGCGTCTTTCGTCCATGGCATTGCCATTATATCCATATCTGAATTTAGACTACCATGTAATCCTAATGCCCAGCCACATTCTAATGCTTTATCCCTTAAATCTCCATAAATAGCTGCATAAAATACAGCTTTACCATGAGTTGATATACTATTCCTATTTTTACTCATCCTACAACCTCCTCGATTATTCATTTTTTATTATATAGTTCAAGTTTCGTTAATCTTTCTATTCTATAAAACCAACATTTTCTATATGGACTATAATATTTGAAAATAATAAATATTTCTCCATTATCCCTGAAAATAGATAATATATGAGCCCTTACGTTGGACATTCCACTATTTGGAATATTCATTCTTATACTTTTCCCAACCTCTAAAATTAAATTACGACATATAACTTTATTCATTGAATCGCCTCCTCTATTTTATCCTTAAATTCTTCAAAACTTCTGATCTCTCCACCATCTCCTCCTTGTTCTTTTACTTTAGCGATGAAATCTATTTGCTCCGGTCTCAATTTATCTTTTCCAACTTTTATATCCCAAGCATACATCTTTCCTTTAAAGTAAAATATAAAGTCGGTAGTTCCTTTACATACTCCAATCGATTTAAGACCTGCCATCCTAGCAGCGCCCGCATTTCCCTTTAGTGAAGAAGTTAGGTTGTTGTTCACTGCAAACAGTAATCCTCTAAGCTTCGGGTGCTCATTCCATACCCATAGAAAACATTTACTTTGCAATTGGTTGTGATTGATTTTCGTTTCCATCGCATGCTTCATTTATTTTTTCTGCAAACCAACCTGTCATATATGCCCTATATTCATTTGCATCACTTTCTATTCCGAAATATTTTTCCAAATGAGTAACTATGTGAGATGCTTCATGTGCACAATCATTTATACTAGGTACTCCGTTAAGAATAACAAGGTACCCAGTTTTTTTAATTATTTTATCAACAACTAAATATACCGTAGCGTATATGCTTTCATCAAACGTGTTTTCATTAAACTCATTTTCATCATAAGTAATAAGTTCTTCAGAACTTGGAGAATAAAAAACAAATCTATCAGATAACTCTTTATAATTAGTGTCTTTTGCTACCCATAGACAGCGAGGAAACATTGTATCAAATTCTTTTATCATAATATATATTTTTTTATTCTGCAAATATAAATAAATATAGAATATGATATACTTAATTATAATATGATATACTTAATAATAGTTAATAAAAAGAAGTTTTGAAAAATGAAAAATATTTTGGAGGAGAGGGATGGGCGCCTCCCGATTTGCCAAAAAGGGTAAGCACCCCCACCACCTACCTCATTTATATCAATGTCTGAAAAGAGTTAACCGAATACCTCTACCACCCTATATATAGTTAACGTTTATTGTTATATTAGTAACATCTATTAACTATATATATTATGCAGTGTTATACATTTGTTGTACATTTGTATAACAAAAAGGAAGAAAGATGTTAGTAGCATCATAGAGACGATCTCACTTCCTAACCGCACGATCCAGATAGCGGGTTATAAATTGTAGGTTCGAACCGATTGAAGGTTGAGCGCGTTGCGTGCAATATGGAGATACAGACAGTTCTGATCGTATAATCACATGCGGCGCGCGAATCTTTAATGCAGCCTTAGGCGGTTCGAAGCCCGTGAAAATGCAGACGAAAGATTTAATATTAATAATTAAACAATAGGAGATAACGACTATGAAGCCATCAGATTTTAACAAAAGTATCCAGTTTGACAACATGTTTACTTTTATGAACTTTTGCTATGAACATCACTTTACAGCTGACAACAGCCTTACAAGTTATGACGAAAAGAATGATATAATGACATTATATTACAATTAAATAATTACGATCATGAAAAAGTATTATTATAAAGGACGTTCTTACACAAAGGTGGGAACGTTCAACAAAAAGTATCAATTAACAGAAAACGGATTAGTTCTTACTTTTTACAGTAGACAAGCGGTAATTAATCATATAAACAACAACCTATAAAAATAAACATCATGGATCATAACTTAAATTTTCTATCAGATATTATTATCACTAACTGGTATTGTGGCAAAATATCTGCTTATGGAGCATTTGGAAACGAATGCACTTTTGATAAAAAGAGTGACATTAACAAAGTAAGAAGGATAGCGCAAAAAAATGGATATAAGGCGTATTTTAAAAATGGTATTTTGAGAAGTTTAATAAAAATTTAATAATAGGAGGTAATAAAATGAAAGTATATAGTAATAACTTTGTGGACTTGGACACACTTGAAAGTACTGGCAGCGTATTAGTTTCTAAATCAAACGCTGAATGTTTTTTATCTACGTGCAAATTAGCTGAAGTAAAAGTTAAGTTCGAATTGGTCAACAACAAGATTCTATTCACTAAAAAATAAACATCATGAAAGAGAAAGAAAGAATTATACTTTATGAGTATATTAATAGCGAAAAAAGCATTTTTTGCACAATGGTACTCCGGCTGATGGAGACTGAAAGGTTTTCAAATGATTATTGCGGGTCTTTGAAACTCGTATGTGAATTGTTCCCCGAAATCAATGTGGTAGATCTCGAGAAAGAACTTGATAAATACATTTAAAAAGATGAAAACTTTAAAATTATTGATACTTTTAGTTCTCGTTTTTGCGGGAGCTCTATCTCTTTTGCTAGCGGACGCCTTCCCTATCAAAGGAGGGCTTTGCTTTATTTCAATATTATTGATTGGCTATATCCTTAATAAATTCGGGTGGTTATTTAATATTGATGACTTATGCCGCAAATAATCGACAGAACCTCACGTTTGCGTCCATATAAAGGCGGTAAATACCTAATTGATATAATCTATCAGTCTGGTAAGCAAAAACGCGTGGCGGTCTTTAAAAAGGCTGAAACACGCAAGTACTATTTATCTAATGTTAAAACTATAATAATTGATTTGCTATGAACGAAAAAGAGTTATTGATATCCTTTTTAAAAAAGAAAAGGATATATAGGCGGTTCTTGAAAAACTGTGACGGACCACTTGCGGTTGATCCTAACTTATTCATTAGCGGTTCTTTCATTTTTGACGAAACGGAAGAAGGCCTAGATTTTTGGGTGGACATTGACCATAAATGGTGCACACTTTTAAAAAAGAAACAAAATGAAGTCGGGAATATACATTGAAAACTATCCGGAACTCAAAGACAAAAAGTTTTTGAGTGATCTGAATTTTGATGAATTTGTTTCAACCGGCAACATGCAGTTTAACTTTAAAACTTCTATTCGTACCTTACCTATCGATGCGATTGATGTAGGCATATACGGTACACGCAGATGGTATATTTGCTCCCGTGGTATAATAACGTATGCTTCCGACCTTTACGGCTTTGTAGGGAAGACTAAAATAAGCTTTTACTCAAAACAAGTTTTTCCAAAAGATAATTGCAAGTTCCATCTCTATTTTTTGCCGTGGAATAAGATATGCCAACGGAGGTTTAAACACGTCAACTTTTTCAATAGACGCACCATACCCCGACTAAAGATGGCTTTGGAATGGATGCAGAGAGATTTAGATAAGGCATACGCTATTTATCAGAACCCCCTTTTCCAGCACGATACTTTAAGAGATAAGGCGATGTACGATGAGGCGAATGATGGCGTATATGTATCCGAAGAAGAGGCTATTATATATATAATAACTAGGGGCTATGGAAACAAATATAGGTTCGTGAAGTGGCTTTCCGTGGAAGACTATAGTCGAATTATCCAAGAAATGAGGCAACTCTCTGATAATCAATAAATTAATGTTATTCTTTTGATAATCAATAATTTATCAATAATATTACAGAGTTGAAAAAAACCGATATATTGTATCTTATTGGACACTAGGTGTTTATCTCGAAAAATATATATAATATAATTCGCAAAACACCTCTCAAGTGTACAATATATATATATATACTATACTATATATAACCTATACTATATACTTTATATATATAATTATAATTATATTATATATATTATATGGTATAATATATTGATAATTAGCTATTTAAGAAATCCCCCAATTTATGTTAAAAATCCATAATTTTAACTTAATGCCAAATAAATTGTTAATAAACATAACTCATTGATTTAAAGCTATTTACGATTAAATAAGTGTATGTGTGGTTGTTCGTCAATCTACATTCTCTTTTGAAATTAACTAAATTATAACTACTCAGACACTTATTTAACATAGATGGACATTTCGCAATTGTTAATTCTATTAGTAGTAAAAAGGCTACTATTTCCCAAATAGACCAATATTTTGGGGATAAATAGAATAAAACGAGAAAAATAGATCAATATGTTAAACATTATTTCACACAAAATGGCTATAAATTCACTAATGTGGGTAGAAATGGTATATGTTTTTAATTTTAATAACAAAGTCCCGCTGTTTCCCTTCTGATCCTATTTATCGGTTACTTTATGAATAAAAAGGGTGGCTACTTAATCCAAACGATATTTAAATAAAATAAAGATGAAAGATAATAAACTATCACAGATGAAATCGGATTACAAAAAGGCTAAATCGGCAAAGGTAGGAGATATATGTAAATGTCCAAGTTGTGGAACTGAATTTGTAAAAACGAATTATCAGCAAGCTTTTTGTAAAACTAAAAAAGGTACTAAATGTAAAGATTATTATTGGAATAACGTAATTCCTGAAAAACGTTGCAATACTACTAGAATAAGTCCCGCCAATGCGGCATGGAAAGAGAAAAATGCACTTGAAAGGGGTTATCCAGATTATGACACTATGATTAAAGACCAATTCGATGACGCACTAGGTGAGGAAGGAGATAGTTTTTCAGTAACAATAGAACGTTGTCCGTGTTGCGGATTAAGGTATGAATATTGCCAATGTGACAACGATTTATAATAAAAACTTCAAACAAGATAGCATTTATGAAAACGATATTTGAAAACATACAAGCCAAATTTTGGTACTTTAGAAACGAATGGACACTTTGCAGATGTCCATATAATAAGAAGGCTACAAGAGCTAATAAAATAGCTTTAATAAAAGAGATGTTCAATTTTTAAATAATAAAGAAAATGATTAAAGATTTAGCGGTAAAACACAGTTATTACTGTATAGATATGCTTTATACCCGTGATTTAATAGCCCGTCTATTCCTCACAGATTTTACCGATTTACCGCTTGAAATAGCGAGAAAGGTAATAAGCAGAATGACTGACGAGGGTATTTGCAAAGACTTCAACATGTAAGTAATAAGAAAAAAAATAAATTAATAAAATGGACACATTCAGAATTATAGCCCTCCGGCATTATTTATCATTGCCTGAAAATCAGATAAGATTGATTCTTTGGGTAATAGATAATCACAGAGATGAGCTTTTAAATAATATTGATCTTAGGTACTTCGCATGTAGAGGTATTCCTGCTGTCAGAGAAGAACTGAGGACTTTTCAAGAAGTCGACGATTGGCTGCATAATGCCGGTTTATATATATATGAAAAGGCAAAAGAAAACCAATTCATCATATTTGGCAGGAACTGGGATAAGATGGTAAAACGAATAATTAAGATATAAATTAAAACATTATGGAAAAGAAAGTAAT